TTCGAGCTTTTACAGCGCAGCCGCGGCACATGGGAATCTCACTGGGAAGAGATCGCAGAACGTGTTTTGCCGCGTAGTGCTGTTTTCACCGGTCAGAGGGAAGCCGGCGACAAGCGCACGGCCAAGCTATTTGACGCTACTGCTTCTTTGGCGTTGGAGCGTTTTGCCGCGGCCGTCGAGAGTTTGCTGACCCCCCGCGGCGCCCGGTGGCATACGTTGCGGACCTCGAACCAGGCTTTGAACCGTGACAATGATGTGCGGCTGTATTTCGACCAGGTCGAACAAGCCATGTTTGCACATCGGTATTCACCGAAAGCGAACTTCGCGTCCCAGGTCCATGAGGGGTACATGTCTCTTGGCGCCTTTGGCACTGCCGGTTTGTTTATCGATGAGGCGCCGGTGCGCGGCGCAATCTACCGGTCGGTCCATCTTGCCGACCTGTTTATCGCTGAAAATGAACACGGCATGATTGACACCGTTTACCGGCGATTTGAAACGTCGGCGCGGAATGTGGACAAGATGTTCCCCGAGGGGGACTTTTCTGACGACTTCAAGAAGACCCTGAAGGACAAGCCCGATCAGAATGTCAGGCTGTTGCATGTTGTGATGCCTCGCGGAGATCGCGACCCGATGCGCCGTGATCGGAAAAATGCGGTATTCTTTTCAGGTTATTTCGAGATCAAATCAAAGCACCTGATTGAAGAAGGCGGATTCGCGACCAACCCTTACATCGTCAGCAGGTATAATTCAGGACCACGCGAGATTTTTGGCAGATCGCCGGCAATGACGATCCTGCCTGATATCAAGATGATCAACGAGATGTCGAAGACGGTCATCCGCGCTGGTCAGAAAGTTGTCGATCCTCCTTTGCTGGTGGCCGATGAGGGCGTCATGTTCCCCATCAATACCAATTCCGGCGCCGTTACGTTTGCCCGGTTGGATGGCCGTAATCAGCCACCTGTCCAACCGCTGTTCACCGGTGCCCGTGTCGATATCGGTTTGGACATGATGGATCAGCGGCGCAAGGTGATCAACGATGCCTTCCTGGTAACGCTGTTCCAGATACTGGTCGAGACGCCGACGATGACGGCTACAGAGGTTTTGCAGCGCGCCCAGGAAAAAGGTGCCTTGCTTGCTCCCACCATCGGCCGGCAGCAGACCGAGATGCTGGGTCCGTTGATCGAGCGCGAGTTCGACATCCTGGATAAGCAGGGTTTGTTGCCTCCGCTCCCCGGCATTCTGGCCGAGGCCGGCGGGGAATATGAGGTCGAATATGTCTCGCCATTAAGCCGCGCCATGAAGGCCGAGGAAGGCGTCGGCATCTTGCGGACCCTGGAGATGGTTCAGCCGATCGCGGCTGTCGATCCAAACGTCATGGATAATTTCGACACCGATGAGATCACGCGCACCCTGGCCGACACCAATGGGGCGCCCCAGCGCATCTTGCGGAATGAGGATGAGATCGCGGCGATGCGCGATGCTCGTAATCAGCAGCAGCAAATGCAGCAGATGGTCGATAACGCCGGTCCTGCCGCCGATGCGGCCCAGACTATTTCCGAGATGGCGGCAGCGGGGCAGCTACCGCCACCGCAATAACTGTAACCAGGGGGAGCGATGGCCCAAGAACAGAATAAGGTCCAATCTGAGATATTACAGGCGTATCGGGATATCTTCCTACATACGCCACAGGGTCAGATAATTCTCAGGGATTTGATGAAAGTTTGCGGTCTGTATGCGATGACCGGGGTGCGACCAGACGCTGAACTCCAGCACATGGAGGGAGGTCGAGATATGGTGCGCCGGATCATAACTATTCTGGCTCTGGATGAGGAGCAAATTACCGCTTTCACACTTGGCATAAAGGAAGATATAGCAGATGGCTGACGAAGCAGAAGGGTCCGTTTTGACGGGCAACCCGGAAGGCTCCACCGATTGGACTGACGGGCTCGATGATTACAAGGAAGTTATTGACGCAAAGGGATGGCAGTCCAACGCAGACCTGATGAAATCATATGTCAATTTGGAGAAAGCTGTCGGCGCCGATAAGGTGGTGTTGCCGGCAGAGGATAGCGATCTGGGTGAATGGGATGGCTGGGAAAAGCTGGGCACCCCGAAAGAGGCGGCTGATTACAATCTGGCGGCGCCCGAGGGTTTCGACCAGTATGACCAGGGACTATCTGATTGGTTTCGCGAAGCCGCCCACGGTGCGAAACTGCCGGCCTCACAGGCTCAGAAATTACACGACAGTTTTGTCGAACGGATGATGGGCACCTATAATGAACAGGTGGCCGGCGCGCAGGACCAGAACGCCAAATGGGAAGCCGAATTGAAGACAGAATATGGCACCGCTTTTGATGAGCGTGTTGCTACGGCCCGCACTGCCATGCGGGAATTCGGTACACCCGAATTGGGGCAGATTATTGAGGCCGCGGGGCTGGGTTCCAATCCAGACCTGGTAAGAGCCTTCGCCAAGATCGGTATGCAGTTAGGCACCGGACCCCAGTTCAAGGACGTTGAGGGTGCCGGCAGATTCGGAACAACGCCGGAAATGGCGAGAGAACAGATTGCGGAGATCAGGGCCAACCCGGCTCTGATGGATTCCGCACACCCAGAAAACAAGGTGCTGAACGAAAGGTTGACGCGCCTTACGGAATTGGCTTTCGGCACTGATACCGTATAGCCAAAGCTGGATAACCTTTTCGGCCCAGCGAAGAAGGTAGCGGAAGCTACGCGGGGTCCGTTCACCGGGCAACCCTTTCACCTTAATCTCAACTAACGCAGAGGAGTACACCATGAGTGTGCAAATCACGACCGCGTTTGTCGAGCAATATAAGGGTAATGTCGAACATCTGGTTCAGCAGAAAAGTTCGCGCCTTCGTAGCAATGTCTCGGTCGAGACTGTTACTGGCAAGAACGCTTTCTTTGAACAGGTCGGCGTAACCTCCGCTCGCGTTCGCACAACGAGACATGCCGATACGCCGAGAATGGACACACCCCATTCCAGGCGTCGGGTCTCTCTGGTAGACTACGATTGGGCTGACCTCATCGATGATGAGGATCGTGTCCGAATGTTGATTGACCCCTCCGGTCCCTATGCCATGGCGGCGAGTTCCGCTATGGGAAGGGCCATGGATGAGGCAATCATCGACGCTGCTGACGGCACTGCCTACACGGGCGTGGCCGGCGGCACTTCGACCAGCTATGACAGCAGCAACACAGTTGATGTTCAGGTTGGTATCAGCCCCGCGGCTGACACCGGTCTTAATGTCGGCAAGTTGCGCGCTGCCAAGCAAATCCTCGACGCCAACGAAGCCGAGGACGAAGGTCGCACTTGCGTCATCAATGCGAAGCAACTCCAGAATCTTCTGGGCGAAACCGAGGTTACTAGCAGCGATTATGCTGTCGTAAAAGCTCTCGTCCACGGTGAAGTTAGTACTTTTCTGGGTTTTGATTTCGTGAGAACTGAGCTAATCGAGACTGACAGTAACAGCGACCACAAAGTGCTGTTCTGGCAAAATTCGGGCATGAAGCTTGCTATCGGAAGTGAGCCCGCTGTCAAGATTAGTGAGCGTAGTGACAAAAACTACGCGACTCAGGTCTTTTACTCCATGTCCATCGGTGCAACCCGTATGCAAGAAAAGCTTATCGGTTACATCGAATGTGACCCAACCTGAAGGAGGGCTGAAAAATGGCTGTTACAACTCAAAATTCGACTGAGTATGCCAATACCGTCGCCGTCCCGGTTGTCAACAACAACACCACTGAGGATCATGGCAGGATACGGATCATGTTTTTCACTTGCTTACAGGATGGCGCCGGCGATGCGACATCGTCTGTTGTCTTGGGCAAGCTCCCGCCAGGGAGGGTTCGTGTGTTGGCATCTCTTTCCAGAGCCTATGTTAACTGGACCACTGGTTCAGCGACTTTGGACCTGGGTTGGGATGCGTACACCGCAATGGATGGATCGACCACCGCGGCCGATGCAGACGGTCTCATCAACGGACTCAGCGTTGACACTGTTGGATTCCAGACGTTGGAAGGCGCCATCGCGGCCAACCTTCTAACCGGCGGAACCTATGTGTTTGAATCCAAAGATGGGGTCAAAATACGCGCCACCTCGCAAGACACGGCCATCGCCACCGGCGATGACCTTGTCGGCTATCTGGCGTATGTACTTGACTGAGTTTGGGAGGGGGTTAGCGCCCCCTCCTTTCTCTTTCTCACGGTTACGAGAGGTTCCCGATGGCAACAACATTTGTTGAGATTGCCAACCGCGCGATCACGTTCCTGGGTGGCGCCACTATCACCGCGCTGACGGACGACACCAAAGAAGGTCGCGCCTGTAATCGCTTATACGAGCAAACGCGCGACCAGTGTCTGCGTGACTACCCCTGGAATTTCGCTATCAAACGTGTACAGATCGCAGCGAACACCATTTCGCCGGTGTTTGAATATACCAATGCATTTGATTGGCCGTCTGACTGTCTCCGAATCATCGAGGTCGATACCACCGAGGAGTGGGCTGTCGAGGGGCGGCAAATTGTTTCTGACGCATCGGCGCCGCTGGATGTGGTCTATCTGCATCAGGTCACTGATGCCAATCTGTTCGACGCCCTGTTTATCGAGGCTTACGCTCTGCGCCTGGCCGCTGATATTGCATATGATATTACAGCATCTCAGACTGTTGCCCAAAACGCCGAAACTAAATATATGGCGAAGCTTCAACAAGCGCGGTTGGTCGATGCCCAGGAAAGCTTGCCGGCCAGTGAACTATCATGGCTTGAGGTGAGGAACTAGATGGCCCGCGTCAGCATAATCAACACTAATTTTACGGCTGGCGAGTTGTCTGAGGATTTGTTCGGACGTGTCGATATTACGAAATATAACAATGGTGCGGCCACGCTTGAGAATTTCATCGTCCAGCCCCATGGCGGTATCACGCGACGGTCGGGTTCGCGGTTCGTCAAAGAGGTCAAGACCAGCGCCAACGCAACCCGGCTGTTTCCGTTTGAGTTCTCGACCACCCAGGCGTATGTGATTGAGTTCGGGAATCTCTATATGAGATTTTACAAAAATCAGGGTGCGATCCTTGAGGCGACCAAAGCGATTTCCGGCGCAACCGCCGCCAACCCTGTGGTGATTACGTCAAATAGTCATGGTTATTTAGACGGGGATGAGGTCTATATAACCGCCATCGTTGGTATGACTGAACTCAACGGCAAATACTATGTAATCAAGAACAAGACCACTAACACGTTTGAATTGACCGATGTCGATTCCACCAACATCAACGGGTCAGCTTATACGGCTTATTCCAGTGCCGGCACGGTTGCCAGGGTTTACACGGTCACCACCACATTTTTAACAGCCGATATCCCCGACCTGCAATTTGCTCAGTCAGCCGATGTCCTTTATGTGGCACACCCGTCTTACACGCCGCGCAAAATTTCTCGAACGGCGCATACTAGCTGGACGATCTCGGACATCGTATTCACTGATGGACCGTATATCGAGGAGAACATAACGACCACCACCATGACGCCTGGCGCTGCTACCGGCTCCGGTGTGACATTTACGGCATCTGCCGCTACCGGTATTAATGGTGGCGACGGGTTCCAGACCACTGACGTTGGTCGTTTGATCACTGTCGGGCATCAGGCAACGGCCTGGGCGGCATCGACCGCATATGCACTCAAGGCGATTGCCCGTAATTCCGGCAATGTTTATCAATGTATCAAAGCCGGCACATCAGAAGGTTCCGGCGGTCCTTCATCAGAGGGTGATGAGATTGTCGATAACACCGTGACCTGGAAATTTCTCAGGGACGGCGGCATCCAGTGGGGTTATGGCACGATCGCATCGAGGGCATCGACCACGGTGATCACGGTAGATATTACAGAGGCCTTGGGCGGTACAACGGCCGAAACCAAGTGGAAACTTGGTGCCTGGTCCGACACCACCGGATACCCCGCGACAACGGCATTTTACGAACAGCGACTTTTCTGGGCCGGATCAACCGATAAGCCGCAAACATTGTGGGGGTCCAAATCCGGTGATTACGAGAACCATACACCAGGCACCTTGGATAACGATCCTGTTATCTACACCCTGGCTACTGACCAGGTGAACGTCATCAGATGGCTATCTCCCGGCAAAATCATGGCGATCGGCACTGCTGGTGGCGAGTTTACCATTTCCGGTTCGACCGCATCGGATCCGTTAACGCCGACAAATGTTCGAGTTGTACGGGAAGGCACCCGCGGTTCAGACAAGCATACGCCTTTGCGGATTGACAATATTGTTCTGTTTATCCAGCGCCAACAGCGGAAGATCAGGGAATTCGCTTATCTCTTTGAACAGGATTCTTTCAATTCTCCAGATTTGACAATTTTATCTAACCAGGTGGGTAAGGGCGGTATCACCGAGATCGCCTACCAGCAGGAGCCCTCGACGGTTGTCTGGGGTGTTCGCGCTGACGGCCAGTTGGTCGGTATGACCTACCTGCGCGACCAGCAGGTCATCGCCTGGCATCGGCATAAGCTCGGCGGTTCTTTTGGTTCGACTGCTCATGGCGTGGTCGAGAGTTTGTCAGTCATCCCCGGTTCCGGGGAGGACGAACTTTGGATGATCGTCAAGCGCACAGTTAATAATATTACCAGGAGATATGTCGAGTTCATCGAAAGCCAGTTCGATGTTGATGAAAGCATGGTCAAGTCCGATGCATTCTACGTTGACAGCGGATTGACTTTAGATAGCCCTGTGACGATTTCCGCCGCCACCAAGGCAAAGCCGATTGTGATTACCGCATCGGCCCATGGATTTAGCGACGGCGATCTGGTGGATGTTGTCGATGTGGGTGGCATGGATGAGATCAACGACAATCGATACCGGGTAATCGAGAAGACCACTAACACGTTCGAGATCATGGCGACTGCCGGCAAGCCGGTGTCTGGCGCCACAAGGGCAAACCCAGGCAGCATCAAGGTCGTCGCGCACGGCCTCACAACCGGCAATGAGGTTGGATTCTTGGATGTCGCGGGGATGACTCAACTAAACGGGAACGGTTACACGGTTACGAAAGTCGACGCCGATAATTTCACGATTGGGGTGGATACCTCTGCCTATTCTGCATACACCAGCGGCGGTCTGGTTTATCTCAATACGGACGGCGCGGCGTTTACCACCTATACCAGCGGCGGGAAGGTGCGACAGGCGGTTGCTTCTGTCACCGGTCTTGATCATCTGGAGGGTGAAACTGTTTCTTCTTTGGGCAACGGTTCGGTTTATGCGAACCAGGCGGTTTCGTCTGGCGCCATCTCTTCGATCTCCCCGGAGGTCAGCAAGGTGCATATCGGGCTTGGTTCGACGGCGACAGTGAAGACCTTGCGACCGGAAGCAGGTTCGGTCGATGGTGTTGCCCAGGGAAAGACCAAGCGTATTTTTGATACGACGATCCGCTTCAAGCAAACTCTCGGCGCAAAAGTCGGGCCGAATACCACCGACCTTGATGAGATCAATTTCCGAGGTGGCTCCGACCCGATGGATAGTTCGCCACCGCTGTTCTCAGGTGACAAAACGCTGACCTTCCGAGGTGGATGGGAAACGGAAGGGCAAATCGTGATAGTGCAGGATCAGCCCCTGCCCTCTCACATCACGGCAATTATGACGCGCCTCGTAACTAATGATGGGTGAATGAAATGTGTTGGTTTCTGGCGGCTGCGCCGGCTTTGGCGGGAGGAACCGCCGCGGCGGGAACCGCGGCTGCTGCTGCGGCAGCGGGAACCGCGGCTGCTGCTTCGTCAGCCATTCTTGTCGGGACGGCCGGAGCGGGCGCGGCCGGTATCGGGTTTGGCGTCATGGGCACTGCTGGAAGCGCGGCGCTCGCCTCTGCCGGCACGGCTGGGTTATTCGGTGCCGGCGGTGTATTTAGTCTGGGCACCACATTAAGCACTCTGGGGCAAATCGGTTCCGTCGCCATGAAGTTGGCAAGTTCCGCCCAGGGTTCCGCTTATGCCGAATATCAAGCCGGGATGGCCGGGTATCGCGCTCGAATAGATGAGAATAACGCTCTGGCAGCGAGGTATAAATCTGCCCATGACGCCGCTATGTTTGAGAGTAGGTTCAACCTGGCAACGTCTGGGCAAGGTCCGAGTTACGCCACGTCTGGCGTTGTGATCAACCAGGATACGCCGTTAGAGGTTGCCTCTGCGACCTATACAGAGGGGCAGTTGGAAAAGCTGGCTATCCTTTACGGAGGGAACGTTGCCGCCACTGCATCTGAACAGGGCGCCGCGGCCGAGAGAGCCGCATCTGAAGCATACAAAAGTCGAGCAGAAAGCTCCAGAACTGTTGGCGCCATTGGTGCCGGCACTTCTCTGATGGCCGGTGCATACCGCGCCGGGGCGTTTGCTTAATGGCTGTCATTCCCACTTACACGCGACAAGCGAGCATTCCCGGAACTACGGGTGTCCCTGCCCCTCCGATGGTGCCCATCGATAATCAGGTTGCCCAGGCTGGTTTGAATTTCTTCCAGCAGATGGGTAAAATTGGTGTTAATTTAGAGGAATCCCAGCAAGCCAGCGAATTAACGGCCGCGACCGTCAACGCACAGTTGCGGCTAAGTGGGCTTGAAACGGAATTAAAATCGCAACCCGGTATCGACGCGTTGAGCGGGTTCGGCGGTCGCGCGACTGAGATTTATAACGATATCACGAAGACGATGCATCCGAAGGTGCGGAAGGCGTTTGACAGTAAGTGGGCTCTGCTTTCCGGGAAGTCGCAAATTTCCATCCAGGGTACTGCGACCAAGCGCGCTTATTCCGAGATGTTGGGTGATCTTCATACTAACCTGGATTCGTTGGTGCGGGGCACCTTTGGTGGTAATCCTGTTGACTCTGATATGGCGATGTCTACTGGCCTGTTTGCCATCGACCTTGCTATATCAAGGCACATCATTAAGGCTGACGCCGGCGCAAAACTGAAAATCAAGTTTGCTGGGGATATCGCAAAGAATGGTATCTCGGCTTGGGTCAATACCACCGAAAAAGAGAACCTAATGAGTGTCTATGACCAGATGCGTATTGGTAAATTCACAGGAGGAACCTCGAAGGAAAATAAGAGGAACGCCGTTAACTGGGCTCAGTTGGGGGAACTGGAGAAGGAGGCGGTTCGCCAGCGATTGGCTACAGAGATGAGAAGCATTCAAGCCCGACAGGATAAGGAAGATCGCGATGCAGAAAGGGGAAAAAAGGAAAAACAGGAAGGGGTTTACGGTAACATTGCCAATCGTATCCAAGCCGTCGCTATTGGTGAGGTAGAACGTACACAACTTCCCACGTTGGCAGAAATAGATGCGGCGAGGAAGGCGCGAGAGATTGACGGCGATCAGGCGAAGGCGCTTGGCGCGATGATAGTTGGTCTGCATGAAGTGGAGACAGAAGGACCAACTCTTCTTGAATTACAGGATAGTATTTATGAGATTTCTGCTATGCCTGAAGGTGACAAAAAGATAGCCGAGATAACCGCTATCAAAAACAGGATGGTTGTGTTGTCCGCTGGGGGGAAGCTCGAAATATCTCATGCCACTGGGCTGAATAATCTGATAGCAAGTGTTAAAGATAAGGGGTTCAAAAATTCAGCCCGTGTACGCGCTCGGACTTCGTTGAAACGTATGCTTGGTGCTACTGATCCTGAGTTTTCGATTCCAGGGTTTAAGCAGGACCGCGGGGCTGCGCGTAGAATCCAGAGTTTTCTGAACGAATATGAAGAGCGGGTTGAAGGCCCAAAGGGGGAAGACCCTTGGGATTTACATGATGAGATGGTTGAGAGGGCACAGATCGAGATACCAGACGTGAAAAGTATTCCCAGACCGATACTGGGATCGGCGTTGCCGCTTGATCAGTGGACAACTGAACATGCTGTACAAGCCGAAGAAGCTCTGGTGAAAGGATTGGCAGATAATAAAATAAGTAAGGCAGCTTATAACGCATCAATGGGTTATGTTCAGGCCATTAACGCTAATTTAGCTCAAAGAGCGTTGTATGAATCGATGAAGAAAAAGAGGGATGAAAAGAAATCTGAAGCAGACCGGAGGCGTAAAAAGTGATTAAACCGATTAATTTGTATGCACCGGTTATCAAAGCTTCGCCGGAACCAACGGTGTCCGCGGATGCACATGCTGACCTGGCAAACGCCGATAATAGATCAACTCTGGGGGGCAGTGTAGCGGATTGGGAGGGAGTGAGGTACGAAGATTGGGGTAATTCTGAAGTCCAGAATATTGATGCGCGATCTGATGATTTCTCGGTGCAATACCTAGCCACCAGGAGAGACGCCAACGCGCCATCATCGGCAGCGTGGAAAGGTGCGATCAATGCTGGGATGGACCCTGGAGATGTTGTCCTGGACCGGCCTTTCTTTGACGCCATCGAAACCCGTACCGATGGGAAAAATATATTCAAAGTCGGTGTTGATAATGATAACCCTGAGAATAGCGTGGTGCTTTCTGTTCTTGAAGGTGGTGAGGGCGATGGCACCCCGGTGAACGGTGAAGGCGACGACCCCTTAGAGGGAGGTGAAGGCGATGACACCTTAGAGGGTGGTGAAGGTGACGACAATAACGTGGTGAG